GAAGATCATCGCCTTGTCGCCGTAGGCACCTTGTGAGGTGACTATCGCTTCGACGAAGTCGTCGTGCGGGCCTTTGATCTGGCCGACCTCATCGAGGATGGCGACCAGTGGCGAACCACCGTGCGCGCTCTTGGCTTCCGCCGAGCTGGCGCGGTAAACGACGTTCTTGCGCAGGCCGACAATCATCTTGCCGGACGGGACGATGCGATACAGCCCTTTCAGGCGCGGCGACATCATCAGCATCTTGCTGCTATAATTGTAGACTTCAGCAGCTTGATCGCGCGAGCGCGCTCCTGACATAATGCGGCTATTCGGAAACGCCTCCGGACCGATCACGTGACCGAGCAAGAGGCAGGCGATGGTAGCCGTCTTGGAGTTCTTACGTGCGATCGACAAATACGCTCGCGACGTGCCGTTCGGGTTGTCATAGACCGACAGGATGAAGGCCACCTGGAAGTCTAGCAGCCTGATTGGCTGCCCGACGAGCGCGCCCTCTGGCACTACCAAGTATTCCTCAATGAAGCGGCACATCTTCTCGCCGCGGGTGAGCTCCGACGTCGGTAGTCCGCGCCAGTCGCGCAGAACCGGGATCGGGCCGCACTTGATGGCGCCGACCACGGCCTCAGAAAGCATTCACAACCTCAATCAGGCTAGGAGTTCGTCGTCCACGCTCGCACCCGCCTCAATCTCCTTGGCCTGGTCGCGCCTCTTGGCTGCATCCCTCGCCTCGCCCTGTACGGCACGGGCATGCAGCGCGAGCGATCGGCGGAACGAAAGAATGGAGGAAGCGTGCATCTGGACCACGGACTTGCGCGGATTAGCCACGGGCGTACCTTTTTCGGTAACGGCGACCGAACCCTCGGTGCGAAGCAGGTCTTGCTCCCTCACAAGGTCGGCCATCGTGCGAGCGAGCATTGCGGCAATCTCAAGCTGGTGCGCTGACCAATCGGCGCGGGCGTATTCGGCAATGACGTTCTTGAAAAACGGTACGTCGCCGTCATCGAGCGGCACGTTCTCGGGAAACTGGACCTCCTCAGACGCCGCCGAGGCGATCCTTATGGCCTCATCAACGCTATCGACACGGCTTTTCTTCTCAGACATGCGGAATCCCCTCGCGCACGCGCGCTTGCGCACGCGCTAGGCAAAAAACTGTGTTTGCATTTGAATTGCGTTACCCCACCGGTCCTGCGCCGGTCGGTCGGCCACTTTTAAGGCACCCCCGGTGGGTCACGCGGCGACCTTCATGTCCGGAAACTGATAGTTGATCGTATCAACGAGATATTGGACACGCGCCAGCAAGTGACGATCACTCGCCAACCACCAGAAAGCATGGTCTACGAACGTCCGCATGCGCAGTCCTTGAAGACGGTCAGCATCGCCTTGGTGCTCAATGCGCAACACCTTGCAGCGGTTCATCAAGCCTTTGCCTCGCAAGTCATAGATCATTCGCTCGACGTAGCGGACCATGGCTGCGTTATGGACCACAACGCATGCACCTTCATCAGGCAAAGCCATGACCATGGCCTTAGTCTTACCAGTGCCACGCATCATCGGCCCACCTCCACCGGATATCCATCGACGCCAATCACCACAGCCTGTTGGCCTCGCTCGATCCGGGCCTTCAGCTTGTCGTGGCATGGAGCGCACAACGATTGCAGATTGGCTGGGTCGTAGAACAAAGCTTCGTCGCCTTTGTGGGGCTTGATGTGGTCACACGTCGTTGCCTCGGTGACATCCTCGATAGCCAAGCAGAAGCGACAGAGCGGCTCGGCAGCAAGCTGAGCCTCGCGCAATCGTTGCCATCGCGCAGTCTTGTAGAGGCGACGGTAGAGCGCGGCATCGGCTGAGCGGCCGTAGGGTTTGGACATTGCTCTACACCCTTATGACGTGCAATGTTCAATGCTGGGTAGACATTGAGCTGGAGCAAGCAAGATGGGTGGCTTTACAGAAGAAGAGATTGCAGCAGAACTTCGTCGGCGCAGTAACGAAATGGCTAAGATCGAAGCGGACCGAGACGAAAAGGCGCGCCAGGATGAATTAAGCCGATGCGACACCGTTTGCTTGATGTGCTGCGCGCCGGTTGTGTCATATCTGACCACTGACCCAGAGAACCCTCTGTGCGACGTGTGTCTCGGTGGCTAGCTAAATCAAGCAGAAAACAAAAGCGGCCCGCTCAACCACAAAGGGGAACGGGCCGCACGATCACCATGCAAGCGGAGGAGAACGCGCATGGGATTGGTTGCGGAGGTGAGATTTGAACTCACGGCCTTCAGGTTATGAGCCTGACGAGCTACCAGACTGCTCTACTCCACGTGATAGTTAACCCCGGCTCATCGCTGGCCGAGGCTCTGTCGCAACATCGGTGCGTCCAGAAAGGTGTGGGGCTTTTAAACCCCTTCACCTATACAGGTGGTGAGAATGCAGAAAGTGCCACTACGACGCCATTTTATTCATCGCCGCCATAAGATTGTCGTTCGCGGCGATAAGCCTTGCTTTTCCTTGGCGAAAGGCGGTGCGGCGAGGCGTGCCTTTGTCCGCTAAGTCAACGTAAGAACCTGCAGTCCTTGCCACCTCGATCACCAACCTGTCTTCGTCTTTGAGGCTGGCAACCCACTTGAACCATTCATCCCTGTCTTCTCGCAAGGTGGCGATGTCGTTCCATGCTTGCGATCCACTACTGCCGGTGCAAACCTTCACCAAGCCAGGGAATAGCTGAGCCAGATTTGCTGGTGATGCTGGAAATCCGTCCTCGATTTTTTTTACTGCTGGCATGACTGCGGTTCCAGCTATTGCATCGGCCAACCACTGGCGTTCTTCGGCTTTCGTCTTCGGGCCCGTCCTGTCTTTTCGCTTCGTGCGCTTGACTGGCTTTGATCGGAGCGCACTGAACAGGCCGGCAGGGCGAAACACCGTTTCTTCTCCCGAGAAGTAGTTTCTTGTGCTGGTGGCGTCCTCTGGATTTTCGTCTCCACCGCGCTGAACCCGCTCCTTGTCTGTCGTGCCCAGCATGCCACCTGGAGGTACCACGAACTGGTGGGCGACCACCTCTCCATCTGCTGTGACCTTAAAACCTTGCTCTGTCTGTGTGCCATCGCTAAAGCGAAGAGAACCCCAGCGAACCGTCTGCCCCCGATCGTTTTTGATCTCCTCGAAGTTTTCAACCTGGCGCATAATTTCCCCCGTCGAGGGGGATATGTCCCAAAGCCTGTCCTGCTTTAGGCTTTCCACATCTTCTGGATTGTTGTCATTTGCGACGGTTGTCGACCAATTCGTCTGCAGTGGCTCTGGGATATGATCCGGTTCTGTCACCGCGCGACGGATGGCTGAAAGTTGCTCTGCAAGAGATGCGTGTCGGGTCATGGCAGCACTCCAACCGACTGATTGTCATTTGCTGCTAACCGAAAGCCAGTATCTGGGTCTGTTCCGGTTATTTTACGGAAGATGAACCGGTGAATCTTCCTCAACCATTCCTTATCGCGCTTGTTTATCGGATATCCTCTGCCCGTTGTTGACTGAGAAATTCGATGAAGGAAGTCCTTCTGTGATCCCGTGATTTTGTCGCCGTGGTGCTTCATCATCCAGTGGCTGAAGAATGACCACTCGCTTTTCGACATGTCACTTCGAGGATGGAGAAACCTCTGCCCCGTTTTAGGATCGATCCAGTGCGTTGCCAGCACCTGCGTTTCTCTGCCCTTTTCAATATCGTGCCACCATACGCAGTTGCCGTTGTCCATAACCACTAAATATTTCAGATCGTCTCCTTCATACTTCGCAACAGTCTCTCTGTGCCCTTCGGACATTGGCGACAGGCCATCTAAATCGAAGCCTTCGGACTTAACGTCGATCGGGATCCATCCGGATCCGTCCCATTTGTTTGCGACCAGATCTGCGCGCCCGCGTGGCGACGAGTTTCTAAAGACATCGTATCCGTGCTTCATCAGCCAAGCTGTTGCTATGTGCTCGTTGATCGCTCCCTTTGTGTTGTGATGGACCTCTAGCCGAGCTCCTGTATCTGTCAAAACAAATGCCATACCGTCTCCCCTCGTGGTGTTACTGCTGCTGCGCTTGCGCTGGGTGGTTGTCGTTATCGGCCAGCCATCCTTTGACCAGCGCCACCACCTTGCTGGCCGCTTCTGCCGTTGATGTGAACCGCACCACCTCCACTGGATGCCCGAGCCGTGCCAGCGAAGCATGACGCTCAACCTGAGACGGAGATAGCCGCCCTTTGCCGACCTTGTTCTCGATCATCCGCAGCGAACCACCCTTGAGATAGATCCGCAGATCAGCCTCACCCGGCGTCATGCCGGTTGCGATTGCGTCGGCCTGAGCACGTGGGCCGCGCTTCGCGCTGTTCATGTCGCCGGCCAGCAGGAACTGGCGGCCGAAGTCTGGCAGGGACCGCAGGGCGCGCACCTGAGCCGCCTGCCCTTCGCTTTCCTTGATCGGGGCATCTGCAACGGTAACCTTGCCTTTTGGCGAAGTACGGATGACGACACGCTTGCCGTTGATGCGGGTGGTTTGGCTGGTGGCTTTAGGCATGGCGGTCTCCTCGTGGTGCGGTGTCGTGGTGGCGACACACATACTTTCCGAGAACGGGTCGAAAACGGGTAGTCGAATTTGGAAATATTTTTTGGACGGGCAGCAGGTTGCATCCGGACCGCCCTTTTGCCCGCTGCACGTTGCCCGAATAAAAAACCTCAAGAACCGTGCAGCCAGCACACCGCCCTGCACGGTTGCACGAGTAGGGTATATATTTAAAAATATATATACCCCTAAACGTGCACCAACCGGGCAGAGCTGTGCAGGTGTGAACGCACGGACGTGCACAGTTAGTGCACGGATAAAATTTTGGTATCCGTGCGGTATTAGAAGTTGAATTGTGCGTGGTGATTTGGTTGTATCAGGAGGGCAAAAAATAAGGGGTGCGTTTATGTCTAAGCGTCTTACCGGGGCGGCGCTCACCGACGAAGAAAAGCGTCTGGTTAAAGCCATGCTTAACGACGGGGAAAGAAATCAAGACATTCATATCTTGGTCAACCACGGACGCAACCCGACGGTAAACTTCGGACGCATTAGCCCTGTCAGGAATGAGGATATACAGCCGGCATCAGCCGACGAGGTTGCGAAGTATAAGCAGATGAAGCGCAGCTTCGATCCTGTGACTGGGCTCAATCCCTATACCGACGAGAAATTGATCAGGTCGCGCGAGGCGATGATACTTGCAGTATCTATATTCAACAACGCATCGTATCGCTTCAAGACCGAGGTTTTCTCCGTGCTGGCGAACATCGCATGGTGTTACCTTATGCACGATTACTACGAGAAGAAGGGCATTGACCCGATCAATTCGGACGGAAGTACATGGGCGTTGAGCCACATGCTCGAAAAGGGCGACTGTCCCCTATCAAGTGGGATCAAGGCCAACCTTAAGGCGGTGAAAGCGATACGAGACGAGGTTGAGCATCGGTTATTTGGTCGCAGTGACGGGAACTGGCTGGCGATCTTCCAGGCCTGCTGTCTGAATTTCGATAAAACGATTGTTGACTGGCATGGAGAGAGGGTTAGCCTCCAGAACGATTTATCCGTAGCACTCCAGTTTGGAAAGATGTCGATTGATCAGGCGTCTCAGATCCACAGCTACGACATCCCGCCGAACATTGCTGCTCTGGATGCTAGTTTGACTGAAGGCAAAACAGAAGCCGAATTGAACGATATCGAATATCAGTTCAAAGTCGTATACACCCTCGACAGCGCGTCAAAAAGCAAGGCGCACATCCAGTTTGTCAGCCCTGATTCTCAAGAGGGCAAAGACATTCATAACGTACTTCAAAAGTATCGCGTTGCTGACGAAATGTATCCTCTGAAGCCGGGTGACGTTGTTAAGAGAGTTAAGGCTGCGGGAAAAAAATTCAGCATGCAGGCGCATACAGACGCCTGGAAAAAACATAAGGCGCGGCCGGCAAATGGTGCGAAAAAGCCTGATCGAACCGACAAGCAGTTTTGCATTTATCACGCGGCCCACAAAGACTACACGTACAATCAGAAATGGGTGGATAAGCTGATTGATGAAGCTCCGGACCAAGTGAAGCCACCTCTGCATCCGTTTTTTGCCGCGATGGTTCAAGGCGGCGATGGCGCGAACAACGAATCCCATATCGAAGTTCTGCCAAAAGAATAACAAAAAAGGCCGGTGCATCGCTGCCCCAGCCTTCCTGTCGCTCGCCGCCGCTGCCAGTACATCCGTGGTCAGTGCGCAAGCTGTCTGGCCACATAACTAGCTAGGATGGATTTGGTTCCGCAAAAAACCGCCAGCCATTTCTGAACAGCGGCCCCGCACTACATTACCAACCCTGACGACCATACCAGTCGTCGATATCTTTCTTGGTCTGGTCCTTCTCATAGCCATAACGCTCCTGGATTTTGCCTTCCAGCTGCTCGCGCTTGCCATTGATGACGTCAAGGTCGTCGTCGGTGAGTTTGCCCCACTGCTCCTTAACCTTGCCCTTCATCTGCTTCCAGTTACCTTCTACACGGTTCCAATCCATTGATATGTCTCCTCTTTGTTGTGTGAGGAGGAAACGCAAGGTGGCGAAAATGGTTCCGCGATCAGTGAGAACGGCGATATCGCTCGCCGTATTAGATACAAAAAAAGCCGCCAGCCCTAGCACGACTGACGGCCTTCTATTTCACCACCAAAATGGTGGTTTTCACTTGCGCAACCACCAAAATGGTGGCATAAAGAAATCACCGAAGCAAATCCGCTTCGGCAACCCGACTGGAGGATACCATGAGCATCAAGCTCACCGTCCAAGTCCGGTTCGGCAAATGGAGACTGACACTCTCCATCGGCCGGTAAACTGGGGGCCGGGGTGGCTGCAACCACTCCGGTTCCCAAGATAGCAAAAGGGAGTGTGGAACTCAATGTTCGAGAACCTGAAAAGCCTTCATCTGCTACGCGTCCAAACAGGACTGCCTCAGAAGGCTTTCGCAAAAATGATGGGGGTTCCACTTCGAACGTACGAGAACCTAGAGAGCGGTCGAACGCCCACGCGTGAAGTTCACCTACAGGCCGCGAGGATGGCCTTGGTTCAGATGTACGCCGTTTTCCCGTCAAAATGCTCGGTACACGTCCCCCTTGAAACACTGATTGAACAGACATTAGTTGCTAGCGCTGGCGCACCAGAAGAACACGAAGATTAAGCCGCCCTCACAAACACCGCCAGTTCCCGCCGCACCGGATCTCGCTCCTCGCGCTCGACAAGCGCGCCTTCACGCATCAGGGCAGTCACAAGGCTGGCCGCCCGCTTGCGCTGCGCATTATCTTCCAAATCCAGCCCCACAGCGTACGCTACAGCGCTTCCGACCCAGTTCTTGGCCTTCGGTGACTTCTTGTAGTCGGACGCGCTCACAGCGGCCAGAATGGACGAACGTTGGTCTTCTGTGAGGTCTCCCGCCACTTCCTCGGCGCTAGGCCACTGCCATTCGGTTACGACAGGCGCAAAGTCCTGCGGCTGAGCAAGGCCCGTCCCGTTTCCGAGTGGCGTCGAGACCAGATGCCGCCACTCTGCCTTGTGCGAAAGCGGCGTCAGATTGGACTTCCCGTATGTGGTATAGAAATAGCCGAAGCGGTCAGCCTTATCGATGCCGGCCTCACCTGCCTGCTCCTCTGACATGCGATTGAGAACGCGCACCGAGCGTGCCGCACCGATCAACGATACCGCACCTCGAGCGTCTTCAACAGTGGCTTCTCGGTCGGCCACCTTGCGCAGATGGTGCACGATGTCGATCGAGCAGTTGGTGTAGTCGGCAATCTGCGCCCATAGCTTCGCCACCTTGTCGATCGCGCCGTTGTCGTTCTCGTTGACGCCGTGCGTGGACACGAACGGATCGACGATCATCACGTCGATGCCGTTGCGCTCGATCTGCTCAACCACCGCCTCGACGATCGGTTGCTGGATGCGAACGCCAGCCTTCTTGTCTTCGATGGCGACGACCAGCTCCTGCTCGCGGCCGCTGTCCAGGAAGAGGTGTCCTTCGAGGTCAGCAGGCTTCAGCTTGTAGTGGATGCAGGCCGCCATGATGCGCCGCTCCATTTCGTCGCGCGGATCCTCGGCATTGAATATCCACGTGCGCAGACGCTTCGGTGGCTTGGTTCCAAGTAACGCCCTGCCCGACACCATGGCAAGCGCTTCGGCAATACTGCTGGACGTCTTGCCAAGTCCGCCGGGCGAGACCGTGACGGACACGTACTTGCGGATGAAGTGCGATCCGTAAGCGAACTCACGACGCGGTAGCGTCTTGGGGTCGATCCATTTGAACGCGGTGGCGGTGATTGGTGACAAAGGCGTGTTGTCGTTGGCGGGCTCAATGTCGCCGACTGGTGATATGGCTTCCTGTTCGGGAATATCTGTGTCGTCTCGCGGCACTTCTTCCCGTGCAGTAAGGTCGTCGTTGGTCGCAGCTGCCTGCTCGCGCACCCTGCCTTTCTCAAGCCCGCGCTGGATCATGCGTGTGATGTCGACCAGACGCGTGTTGTCGTGCGCTGGGAAGTCTGGCTCAGGAATGTGGCGCGGGTTCTGGATGCCAGCCTTCAGGCCATTCTCGATGGTCTTGCAGCAGCGCGACCAGTCCCTGCCCCAGCCGCGCGCTACGTCTTGCAGCAAGGCACGTGCCTCAGCCTCGCTAAGCGCACCGGCACCGACGATGGTGCCGATCGAGAACGCAGCGTCGTTCAGAGCATTGTTGCGTGTGCCCATAGGCGCGCCGGCAAGGTCAGCAAGCTCGCGATCGACGGCCGCATCCACATAGGCGTTATTGCTCGCAGCCGACAGGCTGTACTGGGTGTGGGAGGGCGCCGACTTCGGCAGCAATAGGTCGAGCAACCACGCCGGCGCATCCGCGATCTCGCGCGTGTCCGTTTCCCACTTGTATGAACGCCCGTTGGCCATCGTGCTGCCGGCCGCCAGCACATAACCACCCTCGGACCGGATATCGACGCCAGCACCCAGCGCGCCGCGGTTGCGGGTGCCGACGACGTACTTGAAATAGATATGTAGCCCGCCGTTCGGGCTGGTCACGCGCGCCGTGTCGGGCAGCGGACCATGCTCTGCTTCCATCTCGGCCAGCCAGTCGAAGCCGTTGGCGCCGCCCGGCTTGTTGTCGATGTCCAACGCGAAGAATCCCGTCTTTTCGCCCGTCGGCAGGCCAACGGCAGCTTCCGGCCAGTCGGACCACCATCTTTCAATGATGCGCGGAAAGCGGGTTGCGCCCTTGAAGCCATTCGGCGTCAAAGGCGTCTTCTCTCCAAGCGTAATGATCTCGCCAGTGGCCTGGTCGACATGCTCCTCAGCGTGCGAGCGGCAAGGAAATACGGGCCAGCCCAAGGCGACGTAGTGTTGCGCTAGTTCAAGCGGCGTTTGCAATGGGGGTCTCCTGATTGTCGTTGGCAACGGCGGCCAAAGCACGCTCCACTCTTATGATGGCTCGACCGATGGCTTCGGGGATTTGCGGGCAGACGGCGTCGCCGAAGGCTTCGACGATGAGGCTGGCTGCAATAGTCCCGCGTGGACCGCCGACTGCAATGCGCGACTGAGCCACCCAGCCGGATAACCCATCATCCACCCGTAGGTGATGGGCAAGGCCGCCGTTCCAGTCAGACCATGGCTCTGGAGAAGTTGGGCTAGCGCTCTCGCCCCCGCCCATTTGTCCGAAGCCCTGCCCGTCATGGCCCCGTCCATCACCGCATCCGTCTTGCGAGGCGTCGCAAGCAGTGCGGACCAAGGTCCGCACGATTCCCACTTCTGCATACTCGGCGCGGCGAAATTTGCCTTCGTCGTCGGCGTGTGAAAGATTGAACCCGATGAGCCAGCTTCTCTTTCGCTCGTGGTTGGCGCCGATGTCTCCAGCACTAACCACGAATGGCCAGCAGGTGTAGCCGATTGCCGCCAGCGCATCGATGACCCGGTCTGCGCCTCGAGTTCGGAGATTAGCGCTATTCTCAAGAGCGAACCAACGAGGACGGCATTCTCCGATGATGCGGATGGCTTCGAAGTAGAGGCCACTGCGTTCCCCGTCGACGCCTTTTCCATTCGTGTTGGCGCTGCTGATGTCCTGGCACGGCGGAGAGCCGACGATGATGTCGGGAAGTCCAACACCATCCCGAATAAGTCTGTCTGCGGTAAGGGTTGTGACGTCGTCATAAACAGGAACTCCCGGATTGTTCTGCGAGTAAAGAGCGCGACGCCATTCTACGACCTCGCAAGCGGCTACGGTACGATATCCGGCGCGATGCATGCCAAGAGACCAGCCTCCGGCAGCCGCACTGAAGAGGTCGAGGACGCGGATCCCGCCGATGTTGTCATTTGCATGCTGCATCTTGCCCTCCATCAAAACGGCGCCTCACTAAGCGCCGCCCTAAGCCCCCGCGCGCAGCCCTCCCACGCAGCCTTGACCATCATGCGCTGCATCAACTCGTCGAAATGAGCTAGGTCCGTCACGCCATGCTCGGCGATGTATTCGCCGACCGCATCAACGCCGGCATCTAAGGCGCGTAGCTCGTAGTCGTCGAGGCGGTCGATCTTCTTGTACTTGTCGATGCCCACGGCGCACCTCCGGCAGATGTAGTGGGGGTCTTTGTCGCGGCCGTTGGCGTTCACGCCGATACCGAAGGCGTGCATGCCGCAGACAAAGCAGGTGGTGGGGTTATGGTCGGCGTCGACCGTCGGCGTGTGCTGGCGCGGGGTTGTGGGGAGTTTGGTCATGCCTGCGCCTCCGCCCATTTGATCCACGCCATCAGCTTCTTTGCAGGAAAGCAGCGCAGTCGGCTGCCGTCATTCTTGACTTGCAACAGGTATCCGCGCGGGAACCGTGCCGGCGGCTTGAAGCCTTTAGGCAAGACCAGCGTGACGCTAGCCATGCTCTCCTCCAATCCGAATTCGCGCGCGCCGGCTAGGCTTGCATTGCAGGCTTCTTTCATTTCGGTGGGGGTCATGCTGCCACCTTGGCAGCAGCATGATTGTCGTTGGCGGCAAACATGTCCGCCGGCCTTTCGGTCTTGCGCGGAGAGTCAACGAACATGTCGCCCTGTGAGTATGCTTTTTCGATACGTTCGCATGCGACATCAAAGTATTTTGGATCGAGTTCAATGCCGATAAATTTGCGTCCCATCTTGGCGCATACAACGCCAGTTGTCCCGCTACCCATGAACGGGTCCAAGATCGTCTCACCTGCATTGGTGAAGTCCGCTAATAATTCACGCATGAGAGGGATTGGCTTTTCGGTCGGATGTCGGCCGTCTCTGTCGCGCTGATTAGTGAGGTGAGTGTAGACGCCGCGCTTGCCGCCGGCATTCCACTTGCTTCTGCCCTCGCCGCACCAAGCCAGAGGCATAGACTCGTAGCCCATTGCCGGCATCTGGCCATTGAGCTGCGGCGTGCTGTCGGGTTTCACCCAGATCATTGAACGTTTGTATTTGGCCCCGGCGTCCTCAAGGACATCGCGCCAATCACCAACCGCTTCAGCTTGACAGAATAGCAGCGTCCATCCAGACGAAAGGCGGGCAGCGTGAGCCGCAACACCTCCGCGAAGATCCTCCGTGATGGGTGCAAAATCCAAATCAGCGTTCACACCTGTCTTGATGCTTTTCTGCGTCCGGCGCATCGATCTGTGCGCTTCTTTTTCATAAGGCGGGTCACCAATTACGTGGTCAACGCTTTCTAGCGTCGCCATTACATCCAGGCAATTACCGTTGTAGAGCACAGCTCCGCCGATGCGTTCGATGCGCATGATTGTCTCCTCAGTTGTGGTGAAGGTTGGCGTGGTGAGCGCCTACCTCATTTCGCTTTTGATTTTTGCCGCATTACTCCAAGGGACTGGAATGACTTTTTGCCTGGCAATTTCACCCGCCAATAATTCCAGCCATTCAGGCTTGTCTTCTTCCCATCTTTGGTCGTCGCTAAATCGCTAGCCGCCTGTGAAAGCGTCGTGTAGCGTTTTTCGCCGACTACGAGGTACCCGTTCAAAAACTTACCTGCGAACTTCTGTCGCCCGTACTGGTATTCCATTTCGGCCTCACTTCCATGTGGCACAACAACCCCATCTTCACTCCAAGGCAGCCCATCTGGCGACAGTTCCACATCTTCGTCTACGTCGATTTTTAGTAGTCTTCGCAGGGCGATTAGCGGCGGATCATCGAATCCTCTCCTTTCGTTTTCGATCATTCGATGAACGTCCCAATCGATCTCCATGGTAATCATTGACAGCTCCTTTTGGTTAACTGCCATGATCCTCTCACAGTAGAAACTACTGCATCAAGGAGTAATTCTACTATATAGAGTAGCTGGGCGTATTATTTTTCGTCGGTGGCCGTTCCTCAGACTGTGGTGTTCCCGCCGAAGCGGAAGCCGCGTTGGTGGCGCGGCTGGTGGTGTGGTAATGTCTCCCGACAATTTGGGAGACACTTTATGGGTCCGCATCTATCGAAATCAAAGGCGAAACGGGTTAGCGGAAATGGTAAAGCCGCAACCAATGTTCGTGTTCACGAGGAAGACGGGTGCGTCGCGCTCGACTTTACGTTCGAAGGTGATCAGAGAGACGAACGAATTCGCCTTTCAATTCACCCTGACGATTTTCTCCTGCTTGCTCACCAGATGCGAACCGTTGATGAAAAGGCATTTCTGGGTGCATTCGCGAAGGCGATACTTGAGATAGATTACGGTCTATCCTCTTCTGCGCCACTGCCGCGATGATGCGCGCAGCCTGAACAGCTGCGCTACCGTGGGCGATCATGTATTTGGGGGTGGTAATCGCGGTGGAACTCCTGCGCCACCGGGCGGCGAGGGAAGTTGCATCCAATGCGTTGGCACCCATGACGCGCCGAAAATTTTCCAGAAACCAGTTTTCGCTGAGAGATATCCTATTTTAATTGGTGGACGCTCCCCTCGCACCAAAGATGGAGGCCATGTGACATCACAAAGTAAAACCATCGTTTCCTTTGGCGCATTTTGAATTGTTTGCCATGTGCCCGACTTTGATATTTCGGTGCTCTTACGTACCGGAGCGCCGTGTTCACGCTCCCACGCCATTCCATCAGCTAGACCCATCAAGCCACCCTCACCGACAACTGCTCACCCGCCTCACCCATCTGAGCACCGCGGACCTTCTTGCCAGCCTGCAACGCTTCCTTGATGGCGGTCTTGTCCGGCGACGTAGAAACGCGCACGTAGGCCTTCGGTAACGCGGCCTCGTCAATGATCTCAACCGAAGCCGCCTTCCTTCCGATGGAAATCGTCGCCTCAGCCAACGGCACGCGCGGCACACCGGCGGCTTTCAGCAATTTGAACATCAAGCTGCGCATGGCCTCCTTGCGGCGCTCGGCTCGAGACTTGCGCGCTTGCAGGTCGGAGATACGGAGTGCAACCGACTTTGCGAGGCTGTCGGCGTCGCGCTCGCCGTTGACGAGGCGCGTGAGGACGGCATGGAAGTTGGTCTCGCCTTCCAGCATGTCGGCGCGCAGCTCTTCGTCCGCCTCCAATTCGGGATATGCGGCCAGCATGTCGGCGAAAAGCGCTTCGAGGTTGGCGACGTCGGCGGCTAGGAAGTTGTCGTTGGCTGGTTTGGTCATGCGGCCACCGCCTTTTCTGCCTGCGCGAGTTTATGGCGCGCAACGCTTAACTCCCATTCCTCCTTGAGAATGGGTCTGGCACCATCGAATTCCGGCTTGAAGTTTCTGCAGTCGTCGCCAACCGAGTATCCCAGCGCTTCGTACTCCGCGACGATCGGCTCGATATCCGGAACATAAAGCGCAAAAGGTCCGTCCTCGGAGAGATAGAGCAGCCCGACGCCTGAACTGAAGCCGTGAGATATCACAGCGTTACCGTGACTTATTTCATTCTTGTAGGAAATAGTGGTCGGCACGCCCAGTGCTCTCGCCAACTCGTAACCGCGCGCATCGTAGCCATCGATATCCGACAGGCGCTTCTCCCAATCACTTCCCTTTTTGGGATATGACACGCCATGCTTGTTTGGCTTCTTGAAATCGCTGTTGATAGCGCCGTCGAACATCACGCCGCTAATTGTGCCCTTGCTGATATCGACAACGTACTTTTGCGCGCCAAGCTCCTTTGCAAGTTCGTTGTTTTTCTTAATGACTGCGACGCGCTTGGCTACGTGCGCCAGCGCCAATTCCAGCGTTCTTCCGCCCTCTACCGAAAAATAGAGGTCTCTTCTCTCGCTCATTCTCATCTCCTCAATGTGGTGACGCCATTGGTGTGGCGTAGAGTTTGAAGCTAAACCGTTTTTACAAATTTGTCAAGACTAGAAGGGGATGAAGTCGTCAATGTCCTCATCCCATTTGCTCGGCGCATTGTCGTTCGCCGGTGGCACGCGGTTGTCATTATCCCCTGGCACCCACTGCTTGACGTCCCAATACTTACCGCGGGGGGCAATCATTATCTCCGCCGTGTCGCGCAGCTCCGACTGCCGCTCAAGCCATTCCATCACAGTTTTTGGGAACGGTGTCTTCCCACCGTGCTCTCTCCAAAACTTCTGCGCCTTCGTCTTGGCGTAGCCGCTATGGGCAGGGCACAACCATTCCGAAATCGACGTCATGCCGACAATGTAATTCACCTTCACGCTATCGGGCTTGCCTTCTTTGCCTGGATGGTGGCGGAACGTACGCGACGTGACGGTGCGGGGTTCTGGTGGAGCAATGCTGAGGACTGGAACATCGGCTGCCTGCGCAGTGATTTTCACCTCGTCGCTTGGTGGGAAAATGTAGCCGCAGCAGTGGCAGGTCATCCGCGAGATTGGAATCTGCTCTCCGCACCCGGTGTTGCCGTTGATGTCGGTCTCCTCTTGCGGGCAAATCTTCTTCGGCTGCTCCCCTTCTCCTTTGGTTGGTGCACGCGGGCTGATCTGGTCGATAGGGCCGTGGTAGGCCAGATTCCGCCCGTGGTCGGCGATAAGGCAGTCATCCTTGCCGGGGCAGTTGCGAGTACCGCGACCGAGAATCTGCACTAGTTTTCCTGGGCTTTTTGTCGACAAGATCAAGCTTATGAAATCCACGAAGGGAAAGTTGGTGCCAGTGGTGATCATGCTGACCGAGCTGATTGCCCAGTATTTTCCCGCCTTGAAGCCCTCGAAGATTTCCTTTGTCTGATGCGCGTTGTCGCTCGTAAGGACGGCGCATGTCCTGCCATGCCGACGGATGGCGTCGGCAACATGTTTTGCATTCTCCTTACTGGTGCTGAAGAATAGGCCAGCGCGACGACCGGCAGAAATCGCCATATCCTCAGCGATTGCCGCTTCGATGATCTGTTCAGCCGCAGCAGACACTTGGCCGGGGATGTATTCGCCGCCACGCGTGCCGATGCCCTTTAGGTCGATTTTGGAGGTCGTTTTAGTACTGGTGAGACGAGTCAGGTATCCCTTTTCGATGCATTCGCCTATGCCTATTTCGTAGACGACGTCATCGAACAGCTTGAAGCGGACAGGCTGGTCGGTCGCTTCATCCACTGTGCCATCATCGTCGAGATCATCGGTAAGACGGCCAGAATCCATGCGATAGTCGGTTGCTGTCGTGCCGCATGTCCTGCTGTCAGGATTGTATTTGCGCACATCCTTGAAGAACTTGCCGTACTGGGTGTTGGCGTTACGACTGATAGCGTGGGCTTCGTCGACGATCACGAGGTCGATATTGCCAAGCAACTCGACCTTATTCCACACAGACTGGATGCCGCAGAAGAGCACCTGCGCGCGAGCATCACGGCGTTTTAGACCAGCAGAATAAATCCCTGCTGGAGCGAAGGGCAATAGCCCTATGAATTCTTTGAAATTCTGTTCTACCAGGCTTGCTGAATGCGTAACATTCAGGATGCGCATGTCGGGGTAGTCGGTCAGCAGCTCTTCGATGAGTTTGGCAATGACAAGCGCCTTACCGGCGCCAGTCGGGAGCACGATGAGGCCGTTACCGCCGCCGCTGCGCCAGTATTCGTAAAGTGCATCGAGTGAGTCGCGCTGGTAATATCGGAGCTCAAGCATCAACCAGCCTCCCGCAGCAGCCCAAGCACCCTCGCCCGCTCCTTGATGACGATCTGCCGCACGCGCTCCTTTGTGAGGCCGTGGTCGGTGCCGATGGCTTCAAGCGTCTCGCCCATCGCCCTGCGCATAAGCATCGTGCCATTGCGGCCTTCCAGCAGGGAGACTACGCGCGACAAGTCGGCGCCCTCCTCCTGGTGCGGATCGGTTGAGCCCGGCAATTCTTCGAATGCCGAGAGACTGCAAATCTCAGCAGACCGCGACTTAGTGGAATTGGTGCGAACGAATTCCTGCGCCGTCCCGCGAACGCAGAGGACCGCCCAGGTCCAAAAGGTCTCAAGGCGGCATTCGCGATGACGGCGCAACATGACGACCATCGCCGACTGAAAAAGCTCGTCAGCCGCGTCCTCGTTCTTGGTGATCTTTCGCGACAGTCTTCGCAAGGCCGGCTCGTAAGCCAGAAGCTTGCGGTCGAACTCGGGACTGCGCGGATTGTTGTCGTTGGCAGCGACAAGCGGCGTGCGTGCTACAAGCGGCATCATGGTCTCCTCATGTGGTGGTTCAGGCGGTGGTGGCGCCATCTATCCAAGTCGTGCCGTCCCGCAGCACATAAGTGATAGTTTCGCTTTCCTCATCGCAATCCGTCTGTTCGCCAGGCACGAGGGCCGGGATAGTGAGGTGCGTAGGGCATCCTTCCTTCTGCTCGTCGAACGAAATCGGCTTTGCCCATCGGGCGCATGACCAGTGGCCATCGCCGCCCATCTCTGGCGACGAGTGGATGCACGACCTGCATGTGACGCGCGGCCATGCGCTCTCCTTGCAGACAGGCTTGTGCTTGCAGAAGGTGCATTCGAACCAGTCTTCGGCCTCATTGATGCGCGACGGCGGCTCTGGCGAATTGATGACGCGCTCTAATCGCGCCAGCAGACGCAGGCAGAACTCCGGATCGTACTCGATGCGCTCGGCATAGAGCGTGTCGTCGTCCTTGCAACTGACTAGGTAAAGGCAGCGCGACAAACCAAAGGCGTGCATTCCCAACTGGCACTGGCCGTAGTGCAGCGGTTTTGCCTCCTTGCAGCCCTTCTTGATGATCTCCTTCGTGCCTTTGGCGTTGCTCGATTTGAATTCGAGCAGGTGCTCGGTCTTCGGCGCTTCAACGATGCCCATTGCTTTGCCGTCGCACTTGCCGCGCACGTGGCCATGCACCAGCCTGATCTTGTCCTGCTGGCCGTAGACATCGACGCCGATACGCTCGAGGTCAGCAACAAGCCGGTCTTCCTCGATGTTGCCAGTTTCAAACAGACGCAGCTGGCGGCCGTGATGTTTTTCAAGCGGCGAGGCCCAGCGGAATGCGTACCAGAGGGCGCGATCACATGGATTGTTGGCCTCACCGACGGATATGCCGAGGCTATCCCATGAGGAGGCTGCGGCTTCGTAGGCAGCGTAGATCGCTCTTACCGTGCTGGATTCGGCGCGTGGTAATGGGGCCATTAGACGAACGACCCCACAGCATCATCCTGCTTCATGATTGCATCCAGCATGTCTGGGTGGACGTACATCACACCGCCGATAACCATCGCCTTTGGTGTCGGCGCATCATAGTAGCGAATGTTCTGTCGAAAGCCTCGCCGCATCCGGCGACGTGCGCGGCCAGGTGATCTGACGCGAGACCAGTCCTCTGCCGGCACGGTGAGCAGCCGGTTAGTAACGATGGGCATTCCCATAAAGGAATTCATAAATCCATCTCCTTCGTAAACAGGCATCGCGCTGGCTTGTCATGATCTTGCATGAAGGCCAGACACCACGGCATGCCATCACGGCGCACCCACTCATCTGCCTGACCGCCCCATAGGGCTTGAGCTCGGATTACGCAGACGCCGGGAACCTCGTTGCCAAACTCGTCTTCCCAGTTCTCGCCTTCATCGCTGCGACAGTGGCGACACCAGTTGCGCTCGAAATCTGCGCCTTCGGTGGAGTTGGCGGGCCTCCATAGCCCGCCGTTCTGGTTCTCGGCGCTCATCAGACACGCATAGGCATGCAAACGAGCGTCAGCCCTTCAAAGCCATCGGACGTGATCAACCCCGGCGTGCCACCATCCTGCAAGGCCAGCTTGACCGGTCCAGACGGCAATACGTTCAGAACGTCGCGGACGTAGGCGGCGTTGAAACCGATATCCATCGGCTCGCCGCTGTATTCCGCCTCGACTTCGTCATTTGCCGAAGCCTCGCCAGCCGCAACAGCAAGCGCGATGCTACCTGGCGCAATGCTGAACTTCACGGCACGGCCACGCTCAGACGACACAATAGACACGCGGTCGGAAGCCTTCATCAGCGCATCACGATCCACAGTAACAACGCGTTCGTTGCTCTTCGGGATGACGCGCTCATAATCTGGGAACGTGCCGTCGATCAGCTGCGACGTAATGCGCACGTCGTCCGACACGATGCGGATTTTCTGCTGGCTTACAGCCACCTGCACCCTGCCCTTAGGCAGCAGGCCGACGGTCTTGCGCGGCACGATAATGCCTTCGAAGGCTGGCAGCTCCGGGCCGATGTGGCGCCCGAGGCGGTGGCCGTCGGTAGCGACGGCTTCCGACTTGCTGCCGCCCTTAAAGAACACGCCATTTAGATAATAGCGCGTTTCCTCCGTCGAGATTGCAAACGACACCGGCGCAAAGAGCGCAGCAAGGTCGATTTCGAAATCGGCATCGAACTTGTCTTCGCCGAGCGTCGGAAAGTCCTCAGCTGGCAGCGTAGCGAGCGAGAACCGCGAGCGTCCGGATTTCACCGAAAGCTTGTCTCCATCCAGAGACATGGTGATGTCGCCCGTTGCCTTGCGGGCGATGTCGTTCAGCAGCTTGGCGCTAACGCAGATGTTGCCAGGCTTGCTGACCTCTGCGGACACGCCTGCCGTGGCGCTGATATCGAGGTCGGTTGCGGTGATCGCAAGGCGGTCGCCCGCAGCAGCAAGCTGGACGCTCGACAGGATGGGAATGGTGGATCTTGCCTCGACGACCTTCGTCGTGGCGGCAAGCGCACGCGTCAGGTCTTCCTTGTGGACGACAAGGTGCATGGGTATCTCCTCGGTAATGTGTGGTGGTGCCTGCCGTGGTGAGCGGCAGGCAGTGGTGTTAGGCTGCGAAAGAGAACGGCGATGGTTTCTTTGGCGGCTCGTAGCCGATCGGATAGCCGCAACCATCCTCGCCTTCATCGTAACGGCTGGCATCAAAAGGCTGGCCCTTCAGATCAGCGATCTTCTTGAACAGACCGATCGCACTACCCGGCTGATCATCGTTGTCGTTTGCGACCCAGGATTCCTTGCCCTCTTCGTCGACAGTCAGTGCAGCGATTGCCGCGTCCAAAGAGAAAGGCGTGCCTTCTGTGCCGAGAACGACCTTCTCGCCATAAGCGCCGCCGATCTGGTCTTTCAGCTCTTCCCACGTGTCGATTTTCACCTTGCGGCCAGCCAACACAATCTTGAGAATATCGCCCTTGCCGATCGTGTAGCCGCGGTCCTGATACTTGAGAACGCGTGTCGCCGACGCCAGCGGGTAACGGGTACCTGGATGGAATCGCAGGAAGCGCTGCGAATTGTGCTTCAGGAAATCGTCGTGGAATGAGAATTCGTCGGTGTCGAAATCCAGTGCGCCCATAACGACGGTGAAGTCGAACGCGTCGAAAATGTCCTGCGCAGTCGGGAAGAAATCGAAGTGCATGAACTGGATTGGCGTTCCGCCAGTCTCAGCAAATGTCACGGCGCGCTTAGTCGTGGATACGCACCAGAAACCATCCTCATACGCCTGCGCCACGGCATATTCGAATGCCTCTCGGCTCTTAAAGTAGATGTCGACGTCGTTGATATCTCGATTGGTGAACACGCTTGTCACCGCTCCGCCGGCCGCGAATGCGCCGGGGATCGGGTGGCATTTCTCAGTGATCTTTCTGGCTTCCGTCTTGTAGTTCGTCATGCAATTCTCCTCTTGTGGTGAAGTAGCGGGCCGCTGGTGAGGCAGCCCGCGTCGATGGTTACTTGCTTCCCCAGGGCCGGCGCGTCGCGCCAGCCGCCGCAGAGGCAGGCTTGTTGTCGTTGCTGGCGGCAGTGCGGCGGTTGTCGTTGGCTGCGGGTGGCTGTGGTGCGGGCTGGTTGGCGTCAACCGCAGGCGCCGGCACGTTTCCTTCATCGGGAAAGTAATAACGCCGAATTTCTGCTCGGGCTGGATATTGTCCGTCTTTGGACGGCTTCCCGAGTCCGACCTTCGCGGTGAACGCGAGGAAATGAAGCTGTTCAGAATCTTCTACGCTGTCGACGGACATTGCGCGGCAAAGG